TGCTTGGTCAATCAAAGGGTTATCAGCAGTGGTGAAGTGCCATGACTTCCAATCTTCGTCTTTTTCTTCTTGACCTAGCAGCCAGAGGTCATAAAACCAATTTCTACCCTTCGGTGTGCCAATAAACATGGCTGCACCGCGTTTATCAGACAAACTGGCACGAATGACCTGTTCCCACGCCTCTGGTTTGATGTCAGCAACCTCATCGAGAACGGCATAGGTCAGACTGACACCCCTCAGGGTATCTGGCCTGTCTGCGCCTCGGACGTAAATCTTCGCACCATTAACCATCGTTATATCAAGATTGTTCACATGGCTTGTATGAATTACTTCTCTGCCTAACTCTAGGAGTAAATCCCAAATAATCTGTCTTGACTGCCCCATCGTGGGACTAACATACAGAACGGCACTGCCCGAGGGACAGCGAAGAGCCTCTATAAGTAAGGATGTTGCCGCCAATCTTGACTTGCCGCATCTGCGACCAGCCGCTATAACTTTGAATCTGTGCTTGTCAGAATAAACCCTTTGTTGCCAAGGTAGCAAAGAAAAGTTTAAATCAGACATCGGTTATATCCTCGGGGGGTATCAGAGTAGGATCACTTAAACCCGTGATGTTAATTGTAATGGCAGAACGGAGGTTCTTCTCCTTTTCAAATAAAGAAAGAGGCAGGAGCCTATCCACGCAAAGTTTAATCATCGCACCTTGATGCGGATGCTCATCGTTCATCGCTATCTCAATGGCCTTGCCAACGATTTGATGGCCAGCATCATCTAGGAGCATGGACTTTAGCTCTTTGATTTTTTGATATTCAGTCTTCCCTGCGATCGCACCTTTACCTTCAGCTAATCGGGCAAGATCGGTCTTGAAGCTACCCTTGGGTCTGCCTCGGCCACGCTTTTGGACCCAGAGTTTCTGAGAGGTTACATCTCCAGCGAGGGCGCTATTGTAGATAGCCTTCGAAACTTGCCCATTGGCTTTGGCTTGCCCTACGGCTAATTCATGAGAAAAGGCCGATCTGAGTTGATCTTCTTCAACGCCGACGAGTAAGGCGATTTCCTCATCAGGGAGGCCAAGTCCACTCATGGACTCTACAAGTTTACATTGTTCGAGCGTTTTTTCCATTACCACTTTTTCCCTGAGTAAGATGATCCATTAAAATTTCTATACCCCGACCAACCCCTCCCCCCCCCATGCCGAGACTTACCCATCCATCGATGCAGAATCCCTGTAGAGCCATCGTAGACCCTCGCCAATCCTTCGTTCGTCACCCTGCCGATGGTTACCCTACCGATTGAGGAAAGGTCGCTGGTGGGCTGATTATTGGGTTTCAGCCCAATTCTCCAAGAGTCTTATGAGAAAGGGTCGGGTGGATCATTTTAGGGGTACTTAGGCAATTATATTTAGAAATTACCTGTTTGTGATAAATCCTTGGCTGGTCTTCCCGCCTTACCTAATGGGATGATGATTGCTATTCTCTCTAATGGCATTCCTGGTCGTAGTCCTTGGTTGAAGAAGTGTCTATAGACTGATAGGATTTCATTAAAGCCTACCGTTGTGTTTCCCTCACCTGCGGCACATAGAATCTGTTGTTCTGGTTCACCTATCATTCTTCTAAAGTGTCTTGTATTAGCACTTGGGGGTCTGGACATGATTGTTTTTCCTTTTTCTTTTTTTGAAGAAAGAATCCAATAAATAATTATGAATAAATTCTATTGGCTTTTGCCAAGAAAATCAAGTCAAAATACATCCTTTTATCCTATTGGTGCGTTGGTGTTATACGCGAAAGAACTCTTGGTTTTCGATTATCTTCAGCGAGGATTTTGGGTGTTGCGTACTTCCATGTCACTTGATGGTGTATCCGCTTATCGGTTGTTCCCACTTGTGAGATTTTTACGCAAGACGGTGCATACATGACCGAATAGAACGACTTTGTGTAAGTTCCAAGGTCTAAGTAGATTTCAGTCAATCCACCTGCGTTTTGTTGAGTAACAATTTGCTGTAAGCGTAACTGCGGTGTTGTCATAAACAATTTACCACGCCTGCCCCATTCTGCATACATATTTACATCTTCGTTTATTCGACCCATGAACTGAACGGGGCGATCAACACGGAACAAGAACGAATTCATTACTTTACGGTAAATCTCATCTTTTCGCATTTTGCTTAATAATACGCAACCTTCGCCGCCAATGAAGTCACCTCCCTGCGCAAATGCAACCGAAAGGAACGGTGTTGTATCTAAAAATTCCATTAAAGCAAGAAGTACACCGTCTAAGTTAGCTATTTTGTTTTCAGATGTAATGTACTGAAGTTCTTCGTTTGTAGAATAGTCAAACCTTGTGTAATCGTCGTCCAATTGCCAAAAGTGAGTTAAGCCCAGATTGGCCGCAATCTTAAAGTTAATGTTCCTTGCATAAACTACGCTGTTGCGCTTTTTGAAGTTGTCTCCACTGTCAGTCGCGTCTATTGCCTCCTGTTTATTAAAAACAATGACAGATTCATCGCCATAAACTTCTTTGTATTTATCAATCTGCTTGTCCTCGTCATCACAAACAAGATAAATTTTGCCTGTATAGCCATGTTTACGAAGTGATTGGTAAGTGTAAACAGAATTAGCACGACCATGAGTCAAAATAAATACCGCAAAAGTTTTAGGCATCATCTTCTGTGTCCCTTTCACTGGTGTAAACATCGCTGATGGCTTGCGAAAGCTTTACATATCCATTCGTTATAGCTTTATCGAAGTCAATGATTACTAAAGCACTATCTTCCATCAGTTGCTGTAAGTCTGGATCGGCATGAGCATAGAATTCGGCGATTTGTTCAAAGTCGAAGCGAATGTGCCTTGCTGCAGCCGCAAGCAAAAAGTCCTTTATTTCGGCCTTTATTGCAGGATTTTGATAAATTTTGGCCGTTAATTCTTCGTATTTGGTTTTTTCGTACAGCTCAATCACTGGAGGGCAATCACCCGATGGTGTGTAAACAGGGGCATCTATTTTTTTTGTGTATTTGCTATCGTCAACTTCTTCTTCGTCATCAAAAAGAGATAGTTCCGTTATTTCCTCTGATGTAAAACCAGTTAAATCCAGTTTATAACCTTGGTCGTTTAATTCTTGTAGTTCTAAAATCAGCATTGCATTGTCCCAATCGGCATTTTGTGCCAATTTATTGTCAGCAATGATATAAGCCCGTTTTTTAGCATCTGACCAACCTTTTGCCACCATTACAGGCACTTCTGTCATTTTCAACTTTTGTGCCGCCAGCGTGCGCCCATGTCCCGCAATTATTCCACCCTGTTCGTCTACCAATACGGGTGTTGTCCAACCCCACTCCTTAATGCTTGCGGCAATTTGTGCCACTTGTTCCTCAGAGTGTGTGCGTGAATTTCTTGCGTAAGGTATTAACCTATCAATAGCCCATTTTTCAACTGCATCTGCTGGATTCATAGTGTCCTTTAAAAAAAAGGGGCCGAAGCCCCAAAGCTGGCAACTGCATTTGTCAGCATCTTTATTCTGCTGTAAAAGGTATAGGTATGTCAACAGGCCATTGGTTTGTTTCTACTAATAATTGAACTGTTTTAAAGTGTGCCACTTGCCATGCTTGTTTTCTCTCAGCTTTTGACCATTTAGCTCCTGCATCAATGTCGTAATGACAAGTCATACAAAGTGCGGCTGTAAGATTATCGTCAGCTTTGATACTTCTGCCTTTGCCACCACCCCAGTTCGTATGTGCTGCTTGGACAAAATGAGATGAACCACAAAGTTGGCAATCGAGACTTGCCACTAACTTTAAAAGCTTTTTGCTTCTCACATAAGGGTGTTTTGCAATCACTGATGCGCCCTGTCTTGCATTCGGTTAGTTGCTTCGCGTGTTCGCCAAATTTCTATGTCTAATCTCGCCGCCTCAAGCTGCCATTTAAGCGTTTCTTCTTGTTCAATAGCACTAGCTAGTCCTTTAAGCAACTGATGATAAGTTGGGTCTGCATAGGCCTCTCGTTCTTGTGCATTAGCAGCCTCAACACCAAGTAAAAGTGCGTCTTTCATAAGTAAAGATTTTTTGGATTTCCTAAATTCTTCCAAATAAACACGTTGTGCTTTTGCTTCGCCATAAGCTAAAGCCTTGTCTCTAATTGTTTGCGCTGCTTCTTCTGGTTTCATTTTAAAACTCCAATCATTCTCAAGGCCGCTTCTGGGCTGTCAATTCTTGCCAAAGTATTACCTGACCAATTTTCAAAAAAATCTGCTTGCAACCCCGTTAAACGCTTTTTAGACGTACTTTTAATTTCAACTAAGAATGTGTGACCACGGAATCCAACTAAAAGATCAACTGGAAGGCCAATTATCCAAACATAAGCACCAGTAGCGCGAAGCGCATTTACGATTTGCTCCTGATTTGCATCAACCCGTGCGGCTCTTCTCATTTTGTTGCCTCATGTTTGTAATCAAGGTATCGTGACCATCCTGACCACGTTTCTTTTTTATATCCACTTTGACACTTTCCCACCATGCTTGGGCTTCCTGCTTGTCCAGCTCTAAACGTTTCTTGCGATAACGTTTTATCCACTCTTTGGCTTCCGTAAGGCTCAAGGTCTCCAGCATCTCGCAATGCTCGGTTGATGTCAGCAAGGCTAAATTCTTGGCCTTCCCGTCTTTTGTCCAACAAGGATTTGTGGTCATACATCAAAAAACCTCATCATCTTGCCAGTGCTGAACAGGTGGTTGAGTAAATTCTGTTACCGCAACATCTCGCTTTGTGGCTGGTTTTTTATCGGACCATTGATGTTTTGAACACATCGGTCGTTGGCCCTCCATTTGAACCGACCAACGATTGTCACAACCAGGAATACTGCATAAAGAATGATTTGTTTCGTCAATCTGATTAAATTGCTGTTTAAAATTATTAAGTGCCATGGTATTTACCCTCTACGATTTTTGCAAAATTGCTTGGTTTAAGAATCCATTCTAAATCGGCAGTAAATGCACGACCATCTTTGCCGTTAATTTTTCCAGTCAGAAATTTTGAATAACTAATGTGTTTGAAAAAGTCCGACCACCAGATGAGAACATCATCAGTCTTAATTTTTTTGCTTTGCGATAATTCTATTGCTACTTCTCGCCATCTTTGCCGCAGGTAACCATGTCTTGTTGTGTTCCAGACTTCTACCTTCCTCAGTGTTGGCAAGTGTTCGTGATAGAGACTGATAACTGCTTTATGCTCACAATCAGGTAATTTTTCTTCTAGTTCACCGTCAGGTGGGCATATATTGGTATTAACTTGGTTATTAGTTATTAGTTTTTGGTTTATAGTTGCCTTAACGATGGGTTGCGAGTCGGTTTCCATTGGGTTACCCACTGGGTTCTTTTTCCT